TGGATCACGACCTCGGCGTGCTGGATTCTTTTGCGGAATCCAGGGAATCCAGTTTTCGGAAGCCAGGCGAGGAAGCCACCACGGCCGCAGTCCAAGCCATGGAAGCCACGACAAAGTTCATGCGGCATGACGGGGGTGGCCGGCCGATGCCTAAGGGAGTTCAGGGAACATGTCCTGCAATGCCCGCAGAACCTCGACAACAGCGCCTTTCAGACGCCCGCCGCTATCACCGCCCTTATATGCCGCATGTCGGAGCCGCAGCATCCCCCGACAACGTGCAGTCCGGGCAGCCGCTTCGCCATCTCGGCGTAAAGTGCGCCGAACTCGTCCGGGTCACCATCATCGAGTTCAGTCGCCTCATCCAGCTCGGCATGGCTGCAGCGCGACGCATTTGGTCGGATCACGCCGATGCGATTCAGCCAGCGTGATGGCAACTGATTATTGAAGTGCTCAGGGTGGGCGCAATTGATCCCATAGTAGCGGCAATAGCCGTGGGTCGCCGTTTCGACCTCGTCGAGCGTGCTTTCAAGGTCTTGTCCGGTCGGCAACCGTCCATCGGTCTCTACGGTGAAGGACAGTGCGAAGGGCAAACCCAGCTCGCGCGCCCGGTTGGCCATGCCGATTGCTTCTCCCGGGTGGGTGATGGTGAAGGCCGTGGCGATGTCCACTCCTTCCTGAGCAAAAGTCTCCAGCTGGGCGTTGTGCAGGTGGGCCGATTCCGTCGGACTCAGCAGTTGCGTAGGCGCATAACCATCGCCTGCCGGTCCCAGCACTCCCTCTATCAGGATATGCTCGCGCCAAGGATGGGCGTCCCGTAGACCACGGGCAAATGCCACAGCACGTCGGTTGACATCCCGGATCCCGGCATCGTCCAACCCTAGCTTCGCGCCCCAGCCGCCATTGGCCCGCCAAGTTGGTGTCCCGAGCACAAAGCCGCGCCCGGCCGCTTGGGCCATGTCGAGATAGGAGACAGCATAGCGCCGCAGCATTTCTCGACCTTCCGCACTATCGAGAAGGACGAAGGACGCAAACAGCGGCAAGTCGGCACCTTCGTGGAAGATCAGATCCGTCTCCATTCCGCCGTCACTTATAAACGGGTCGGACGACGAAAGCAGTCGATCAAGGACACCCATGATTTTCTCCCCCCAAGCGGTTTCATCATAGCAGATTCCGGCGCCCTGATCGAATCTTGTTTCAAGTTCCCGGCGGTGGCGCCCCAGTAGAACTTTGGGAGGTCGTTCTTTGGGGGATCCAGCTCGCCTTTGTGGCGAGCGCGCTTAGGGTAACCGATGTTGCGGCGGATTTTCTCGAACCCAACAGATTGAATCTAGGTGTATTTTTCGTTTGACAAAGCTGCCCCCCTTGACCTACCCCTTGATCATCGAAGAATTGCGCCCGGAGGATATCCCTCGCGGGCGCTTTCGTTTTCACCCACATCGCGGATCCCGTTCCTGACGCTGGCATCGCCCAGCGCGCTTCGGCACGTCCGCCTGCCCGAGAGAGCCACCCCATGGACCTGGTCTTCGCACCGAGCCAGATCGAGACTTGGCCGCTTGACCGGCTGCGCCCCTATGCCCGCAATGCCAAGATCCACGGCACGGACCAGGTCGCCAAGATCGCCGCCAGCATGGCGAAGTTCGGCTGGACCGTTCCGTGCCTTGTGGCCGACGATGGTGAACTGATCGCGGGACACGGCCGGGTGTTGGCCGCCATCATGCTGGGGCTGAAGGACGTGCCGGTAATTCGGCTCAGCCATCTCGACGAGGCTGAACGCCGGGCCTACCGGATCGCCGACAACAAACTTACCGAGCTGGGCGAGTGGGACGAGGCGATGCTGCGCGACGAAATCGCGGGGCTATTGGCCGAGGATTTCGACCTGTCGCTGCTGGGGATCACCGAGGAGGATCTGGACGCCCTGCTGCGCGATCCGGATCAGGTGGAAGGCGGTGCCGTCGAGGGCGAGGATGACATTCCGGAACCGCCGGTCACGCCGGTGTCGGTGGCGGGTGATCTGTGGCACCTCGGGTCGCACCGGTTGATTTGCGGCGACAGCACCTCGGCCGATGTGGTCGCGCGCCTGCTTGGTGATGTGCGCCCGCTGCTGATGGTCACCGACCCGCCCTATGGCGTGGAATATGACCCCTCCTGGCGCAACCAAGCGGGCGCGGCGAAGACCAAACGCACCGGCAAGGTGCTGAACGACGACCGGGCCGACTGGCGCGAGGCTTGGGCGCTGTTCCCCGGCGACGTGGCCTATGTCTGGCACGGTGCGCTGCATGCCACGACCGTTGCCGAGAGCCTGGTGGCGGCCGGTTTCGCCGTCAGGTCGCAGATCATCTGGGCCAAGGACCGCCTCGTCCTTAGCCGGGGCGATTATCATTGGCAGCATGAGCCTTGCTGGTATGCCGTGAAAAAGACCGGCAAGGGCCATTGGGCGGGTGACCGCAAGCAAACCACCCTCTGGCACATATCCGGCAAGGATCAGGACGCCGCCACGGTGCACGGCACCCAGAAGCCGGTGGAATGTATGCGCCGCCCGATGCTGAACAACTCCAGCCCGGGTCAGGCAGTATTCGAACCCTTCATGGGATCCGGCACCACGCTGATAGCGGCGGAAACCACCGGGCGGGTGTGTTTCGGGATCGAATTGAACCCGGCCTATGTCGATGTCGCCATCGAACGCTGGCAGCAGTTCGCTGGCGGCAATGCCCTGCTGGCCGAAACGGGCGAAACCTTCGCCGACCTGAAAGCGAAAAGGCTGGCAGCATGAATGCGCCCTTGCTGCCGGGCCGGATTGAGCATTGGCCCCTCGCCCGCCTGAAACCATACGCCCGCAACGCCAAGACCCACGATGCCGATCAGGTGTCGAAGATCGCCGCCAGCATGGCCGAGTTCGGCTGGACAGTTCCGGTGCTGGTGGCCGCCGACGGGGAGTTGATCGCAGGCCATGGCCGAATCCTGGCGGCCGCGCACCTTGGGTTGTCTGAAGCCCCGGTCATCGTGCTGGGCCATCTGACCGAAGCGCAGCGCCGGGCCTATCGCATCGCCGACAACAAGCTGACGGAGTTGGGCGGTTGGGACGATGCCTTGCTGTTGCAGGAACTGCAGGCGTTGCTGGCCGACGATTTCGACCTCGGGCTGATCGGGATTCCGGAGGATGAACTGGACGCCCTGCTGCACGCGGGCGATGACGACAGGACGGTGATCGACGACGATGAAGCCGATGCCATCCCTGACCCGCCTGCCGAACCAATCACCAAGCCGGGCGACATCTGGCGGCTCGGGCGCCACCGGCTTTGCTGCGGTGACGCGACCGATCCAGCCGCCGTCGCCAGGCTGATGCAGGGGGAGCAGGCCACGCTGATGTTCACCTCGCCGCCCTATGCCCAGCAGCGCGACTATGGCGCGGCGAAGGAGAAGGTCGGCGATTGGGATGCGCTGATGCAGGGCGTGTTCGCCGCAGCGCCGATCACAGCGGACGCTCAGCTGCTGGTCAACCTCGGCCTCGTGCATCGCGACAGCGAATGGCAACCCTATTGGGAGGGATGGGTCGAATGGATGCGCAAATCTGGCTGGCGGCGGTTTGGTTGGTATGTCTGGGATCAAGGACCGGGCCTGCCGGGCGACTGGCAGGGACGCCTGGCTCCGTCGCACGAGTTCATTTTCCACTTCAACCGCAGCCCTCGCAAACCGCACAAGACCGTCCCGTCCAAGCACGCGGGCGAAACCCTCGGCGGCGGTGGGCTGCGCGGGGCCGACGGCACCGTCCACGCCAAGACCGGAACAGGAAATGCGATCCAGAGCCATCGGATCCCCGACTCTGTGTTCCGCATCATGCGTCACAAAGGCGGGCTTGGTGCGGTGGGATCGCATCCGGCGGTGTTCCCGGTGGCGCTTGTAGAATCAGTGCTGACCGCTTTCTCGGATCCGGGCGACCTGATCTACGAGCCGTTCTGCGGCTCCGGCACCCAGATCGTCGCCGCCGAACGCGCTGGGCGGCAGTGCTTCGCGATGGAACTGGACCCGGTTTATTGCGACGTCGCTGTGCGGCGGTGGGAAATGGCGACAAGGGCGAAATCGACGCTGGATAGCATTGCAAACAGGTCCAACTGAGCATGGAAATGCCGAACGTCTCATGCTCAACAGAACCATTGGCAGCGTGTCCGAAGAATTCCAATGCTCGCTTCGGCTGTAGCGCACAAGCCATTCCCTTTCCTTTCCTTGCTTTGCATGCAGGCGCACGTGTATCCTGATCATGGAAATGCATAGGTAGGGTGGTTGCAATTGTTTGGCTGGATCAAAAAAAAAGGCCTGGAGGCGGTTACCAAGGCCCATAGGGCAGACATCGAAAAATACATCACAATCTTGAAAGGTATGTCGGGTGACGAGATTGGCTTTTTGGTCGCGGGTTCGACGGTCTTCAGAGTCATAAATAGCAACGGTATATTACCTGCACAAGCGCTTGATCTGTCTGCGCGTCGTGAAGAGATCTCTGACTTTGTTCCAATCGCCCTAAACCGTGAGATCCAGCGATTTCAGAAAGAAAACCGTTTCAATGATGCGGCAATGGTCATGCCTTGGCTTCACAGCGTTCGTGCCCTTAACGACCTTGAGCTTCGACTGCTCGGCCGAGAAATGTGGGCTGAAATGGCACGCGGTTTTCCGTTTGCTGAAGAAGGATTGGATCAGTTAAGGGAAATGGTGCGATTGCGCCTTCCGGAAGGACTTGAAGCTCAGCTGCTCTTTGTTCCAGTTGGCTTAGAGCCCAACCATCGCTGATTCGGTGGAGACTCGCCGGACCGTGTCGCAACCCCATTGATCCGGTAAACTCTCCCCCTTTTCTCCTCCTTCGTCGAGGTCACCGTCAGACCCAACTTCTTGCCCAAGGCACCCGACATCGCGCCCCTCGCCGTGTGAGCCTGCCATTGAGTCGCAACGGTGATATCATCCATCGTCGCACCCTCAGGCGCCTGAAGCATTGCGATCAGCATCGCCTGTTTGGTGCCCGAACGCGGCGTCGGCTGTTGCGCATCCGGCGTCTCGTCCGCGTGTTTGCGGATGGCAGCCACGGTCTGCGCCACCACGGGTTCGATGCCGATCGCCAGCAGCCCTGCGTCGGTGACAATCAGCGTCGTGCCATGCCCATCGCCAGTTTCGCGCCAGAGGGGTTCGCCGCGCCGCAGGTTGGCGTCGACCTCCTGCAGCCAGCCGTGTTCGATCATCTTGGTGACGGCCATCTTCGCTGCCGCACCGGCCAGCCCCTTGGGAAGTGGCAGTGCAATGTTCTCGGGGCGCTGGGTCCCGGCGCTAAGGATGATGGTCTGGGTTTCGGTCAGCTTGGTCATGGCGGTTTCCTCTATTGATCGTGGTTGGCAAGAAATGCTGCGATGCGCGACATCAGGTGGTTGTGGCCGTCGGCGTCGGCGCCGATGATCACGTCGCCATCGTCGTCTCGGTCCAGATCGGCGATCTCGCGCAGCAGGGCGATGGCATGGTCGCAGGCGGTGAGGTGGTCGGCCTCCCATGCGGCGGAGATGGCATCCTGCTCGATCCGGTGACGCTGGGCGGGATCAAGCGGCATGTTCGCCCTCCTTGAAGGCGGCGTCGGTGATCTGGCGCAGCAGGCTGGCGTAGTGGTTCAGGGTGCCGACATCACCCCAATTGATCTCGTCGGGGTGGGTCTCGAAATGGTCATCGCTCAAGGCCTTCAGACGCTCCAGCATCGCGTCTATCTGGAACTTGGTGGTCATGAAGGCGTTGAGGGCTTTATCGTTGGAGGCGTTGCTGCGGCGGGTGGTCATGGCGTGGTCTCCGGGGGTGAGTTGCATCTTTTTGGTGTAATCACCATCGCTCTGGAGGAGCGCGTTGTGTAGGCAAATCCAAGCAATATCAGTGCTTTCTGATTACACTCGGTCCGCATCGTCCTTCGGTTCGACCGCCACCCACTGGCATCCGATCCACATGTAGAGATGGGCGAATTCCCGCGTCGGGCGCGGCAGGATGCGGGGATCGCGGGGCGGGCTGAAGCAATCCAGCGCCTCGGCCGTGACCTGCCGGATCTCAATGGAGGCGAGGATGTCTTCGGGTTTCCAGCGCGCCAGCGCGGGCAGCATGTGGGCGGGATAGCCGTCGAAGTGGACGTAGACATGCGCCCATTCCTCGGGGCCGATCTGGATGGCGATCTGCGCGCGGGTGCTCATGTCTTCCTCCGTCAGATCAGCTGCAGGTCGACCAGCACCGCGCTGGCGGCGGCCAGTTGTGCTGTCGGCAAGTCGATCTTGAGGTGCGAGAACAGGTCCGAGCAGTCAGCCCGAACGCCCGCTTCCTTCAGCGCGTCCTCGATGCTGGCGGCGACGCTGTTCAGGCGGCTCCGGTCCAGATGGTCGGGCAGCGTGGTGATGTCGATGCGGATGGTGGTGGTGGTGGTCATGGTTTTGATCCTTTCAGCGGGCGGCAGTGGCGGCGGCCAGCATGGCCTTGGCACCAGCGATGCGCCCGGCCTCATAGGCCTCGTTCAAGGCGGCGCGGATCGCCCAGACCGCCACATCATGGAAGTCGAGTCGGTCGCTGTTCTGGGTCTCCAGCGTCTCGATGCTGTGGAAATGCTTGGTCGCGATCTCCAGCAGCAGGGCCTCGCTGGGGGCTTTGACGGGGGTGGGCTTGGCGGTCATGGCGTCGTCTCCGGGGGTGAGTTGCATCGTGTTCCTTGGACCCAGAATCGCTCTGCGCGGGAGTGTAATCAACTGAATAAGATCGTTATTTCTGTTTAGTTCCAATATCTTGAGGTCAATTCAGTCGCCATGGAAGGTATGTCCGAGCGGGAGTATTCCGCCCATTCCGGCCTCTCGCGCGGGGCGATCCAGAAGGCGCGCAAAGCCAGTCGGCTGGTGGTTTACAGCGACGGGTCGATCAACGCGGCTGCGTCCGATGTGCGGCGTGCCGACATGACCGACCCGGACCAGCAGCGCCGCAGCACGGGTGGGGACAGCGGCTTCTCCGGGCCCGCCGACAGCTCATCCTACCTGAAGGCCCGCACCGCGTTGACGGTCTACCAGGCGCAGGACAAGCAGCTTGGCATCCAGAAAAAGAAAGGCACGCTGGTCGACCGCGCCCGGGCGGAGGCAATGGTCTTCCGGTTGGCCCGACAGGAACGCGATACTTGGGTCACTTGGCCCAACAGAGTGGCAGCGCTGATGGCGGCCGAGGTCGCCTTGGGGGTGGAAAAACAGACCGGTGTGCCAGTGATCATCGAGGCCGCGATCCTGCAGAGGGTGTTGGAAGCCCATGTCAGACAGCACCTCGACGCCCTCGCCGATCTCAGGGTCTCGCTTGGATGATGACAATGATGATCTGACCAGCGACGATCTGACGGACGATCTCGACCTTGGCTTTGACGGGGCTGAGGACATCCTGCGCAGCTGGCGCAAGGGCATGCGCCCCGATCCGGACCTGACGGTGTCGGAATGGGCGGATCAACACCGCTGGCTGTCGTCGCGTGGCGCGGCCGAGCCGGGGCGGTATCGCACCGCCCGCGCGCCTTACCTGCGCGAGATCATGGATGTGCTGTCACCCCGCCATCCGGCACAACGCATCACCTTCATGAAGGCGGCGCAGGTCGGCGCGACCGAGGCTGGCAACAACTGGATCGGTTTCGTCATTCATCACGCGCCGGGACCGATGTTGGCGGTGCTGCCGACGCTGGAACTGGCCAAGCGCACGTCACGAGGTCGTCTTGATCCGCTGATTGCGGAAAGCCCGGCCCTGCGCGAACGGGTCAACCCCGCCCGGTCGCGCGATGCGGGCAATTCGATGCTGTCGAAGGAATTCCCTGGCGGCATTCTGGTGCTCACCGGCGCCAACTCGGCGACCGGCCTGCGGTCGATGCCCGCGCGCTACATCTTTCTGGACGAGGTCGACGCCTATCCGGCCTCGGCCGACGAGGAAGGCGATCCCGTCACACTGGCCGAAGCGCGGACCACCACATTTTCGCACCGGCGCAAGGTGTTCATCGTCTCGACCCCGACAATCCGGGGATTGTCGCGCATTGAACGGGAGTTTGAGGCCAGCGATCAGCGCCGGTATTTCATGCCCTGTCCGCACTGTGGCCAGATGCAATGGCTGCAGTTTGAACGCCTGCGCTGGGACAAGGGGCGGCCCGACACAGCGGCCTATCACTGCGAAGGCTGCGAGAAGCCCATCGCGGAGCACTACAAGACCCAAATGCTGGAGCGGGGCGAATGGCGGGCAACGGCTGTGTCTGCCGATCCGCATTCCATCGGCTTCCACATTTCGGCGCTCTATTCGCCGCTGGGATGGAAAAGCTGGCAGCAGATCGCGCGCGAATGGCTGGCCGCCCAAGGCTCAGAAGAGATGCTGCGCGCTGCGCGCAACACACTTCTGGGCGAGACTTGGGTCGAGAGCGGCGACGCGCCGGAATGGCAACGGCTGGCCGAACGGCGCGAAGCCTATCGCGGTGTGCAAATCCCGGTGGGTGGGTTGTTCCTGACCGCTGGCGTCGATGTGCAGAAGGATCGTATCGAGGTCGATGTCTGGGCCTGGGGTCGGGGCTTGGAGTCCTGGCTGGTCGATCACATCGTCATCGCCGGTGGCCCGGACGATCTGGCCTGCTGGGACAAGCTGACGGCCCTGCTCGGTCGGACTTGGGCCTGCGCCAATGGTGCTGTGATGGTGATCGGCAAGCTCGCCATCGACACCGGGTACGAAGCGCCAGCGGTTTACACCTGGGCGCGCAAGCAGGGCTTCGACCAGGTGGCCCCGATCAAAGGCCTCGAAGGCTTCAACCGGGCGACGCCGGTTTCGGGGCCGACCTTTGTGGATGCGACCATCGGCGGCAAGCGCCTGCGCCGGGGCGCGCGGCTGTGGTCGGTGGCCACGGCGACGTTCAAGACCGAAACCTACCGCTTCCTGCGGCTGGAACGCCCCTCGGATGAAGACAGGGCGCTGGGCGTGCTGGACGCCCCCGGCACCGTGCACTTGCCAGACTGGGTCGACACCGAATGGCTGAAACAGCTGGTGGCCGAACAGCTGGTCACCGTGCGCAACAAGCGCGGCTATGCCCACCCCGAATGGCAGAAGATGCGCGAGCGCAACGAGGCGCTCGACATCCGCGTCTATGCCCGGGCGGCCGCGTGGATCATGGGCGCCGACCGCTGGGACGAGGCAACCTGGCGACGGCTGGAAGCGCAGGCCGGGGTTGAAACAAAGCCGCAAGCGCCGATGCAAATTGCTGCCGCTGCGGAGACCCCGACTGCACCCAAGGCCGGAACACCGACAACGCCACGGCGGAAACGCCGGGCCTACACACCGAACTTCATGAGGGATTGAGATGGATCTGGAACGGATGCGCGCACTTTTGGCCGCGCTGCAGGAGGCCCGTTACGCGGGCGTCCGCTCGGTGAGCTATGATGGCAAGACCATCAATTACGGGTCGGACGCGGAACTGGCGAACGCCATCGCCGATCTGGAGGGCCGGATCGCCACGGCCACGACGGGCACTCCGCGTCGCCGCCGCTGGGGCACTGTCGCGTCAAAGGGCCTGTGATCCATGGCGTTTGAAGCGTTCCGTCAGCGCATCGGTAGCATCATTGGCGGGTTTGACGCGGCACAGGCCCATCGGCGGCTGCGCGGATTCCGGGCATCCCGCGCGCATGTGAACACGCTGATCGCCGCCTCGGGCGACACCATCACCGCCCGTGCGCGCTGGCTGGTGCGCAACAACGGCTATGCGGCGAATGCAGTGGAGAGTTTCGCCAGCAATGTCGTTGGCGATGGCATCAAACCCTCGTCGACCATCACCGATGCCGCCAAGAAGGAAGAGTTGCAGGCGCTGTGGCTCGCCTGGACCGACGATGCTGACGCCGAAGGGTTGACCGACTTCTATGGTTTGCAGCGCCGGGCGGCGCGCGAGGTGTTTCTGTCGGGCGAAGTCTTCATCCGCATCCGACCGCGCAGGGTCGAGGATGGCCTGACTGTTCCCCTGCAATTGCAGATGCTGCCTGCCGAAATGCTGCCGCTCGACATGAATCGCACCTTGCCCGGTGCTGGGCTGATCCGGCAGGGGATCGAGTTCGACGGCATCGGTCGCCGCGTCGCCTATCACTTCCTTCGGCGCCACCCCGGTGATCTGACCGATCCGGGTCTGGCTGGGGAAACCGTGCGCGTTCCGGCTGGCGATGTAATCCACATCCTAGACCCGGTGGAAGCTGGCCAGCTGCGCGGCGTGTCACGCTTTGCGGCCGCCATCGTGAAGCTGTTCACCCTCGACCTTTATGACGACGCCGAGCTGGAACGGAAGAAAATCGCGGCGATGTTCGCGATGTTCATCACCTCGCCCGCCCCTGAAACGCCGCTGGAACCGACCGAGGAGGATCTTGAGGTCGAACCCGGACAGGTGGTGCGGTTGGATCCGGGTGAGGATGTCTCGACCCCGGCGACGCCAGACTCGGGCGGCACCTATGAGCCGTTCCAGTATCGGACCCTGCTGCAAATCGCGGCCGCGCTGGGCGTGCCCTATGGCTATCTGACTGGCGACACGGCCAAGGGAAACTTCTCCAACACGCGGATCAGCCTCATCGAATTCCGCCGCCGCATCTCGGCCTGGCAGCATGGCGTGTTGGTCTATCAACTCTGCCGCGCCGTCTGGGTGCGCTGGATGGACACGGCTGTCTTGTCGGGTGCGCTGAACCTGCCGGGCTATGACAGCCAGCGGCGGCAATATCAGGCCTGCGCCTGGTTGCCGACCAAATGGGATTGGATCGACCCGATGAAAGACGCCTCGGCCGAGATCCTGCAGATCGAAGCGGGCCTGAAATCCCGCACCCAAGCGCTGGCGGAGCGGGGATACGACGCCGAACAGGTGGATCGGGAAATCGCCGCCGAGCGCAAACGCGAACTGGCGCTGGGCCTCGATTTCCGCCGTCCGGGATCCCCGGCGCAGGGGCCCGGCGAAGGTGGGGCGAAAGATGCGGATCAGGACAGCGGCAAGGACGACGAGGCCGACGACACTGGCGATCAAAAACCCGACCTCAAGGAGGGCGCATGATGCACCACGCCCAAATTGCCCAGCGGGCGTTCAACACTCCGCTGATGGTCGATCCGGCCAAGGCGCTGGCATTCCTGTCCGGGCTGGGGCCGCGCATCACCGGGCAGGAGATCACCTTTCAGGGGCTGGAAGTCGACGGTTTCGATCAAGCCGCAGCCACCCTGCCCGCCCGCGCCTCGCTGTTCGGCAACGATCTCGCCCAGCGCCACCAGCGCAATGGCACCCAGCCCTTCGCGATGATTGACGGCATCGCCGTTATCGAAATCGCGGGCACACTTGTCCACCGTGGTGCGTGGATCGGGCAGTCCTCGGGCCTGACGTCCTATGAGGGGATCGCCGCACAGCTGCAGGCGGCGCTGGCCGATCCCGGTGTGCGCGGTATCGCGCTCGACATCGACAGCTTCGGTGGTGAGGTGGCCGGGGCCTTTGATCTGGCCGACCGCATCCGCGCCGCCCGGGTGCAGAAGCCAGTCCACGCTTTTGTCGCGGAACACGCCCTGTCGGCTGGCTATGTTCTCGCCTCCCAAGCCGACCGGATCGTCCTGCCCCGCACCGGCGCTGTCGGCAGCATCGGTGTCGTGGCGCTGCACACGGACATGAGCGGTGCGCTGGATCAGAAGGGCATCGCCGTCACGCTGATCCACGCGGGCGCGCACAAGATCGATGCGAACCCGTATCAGCCCCTGCCCAAGGCGGTGCACGACCAGATGCAGCGCGAGTTAAAAGTGGTGCGCTTCCTTTTTGCCGAAACCGTCGCTGCCGGTCGCGGTGATCGGCTGACACAGACGGCAGCGCTGGCCACCGAAGCTGCCGTGTTCCGCGGGGCCGACGCCATTGCGGCCGGTTTGGCCGACGATCTGGCAGATCCCGTCACTGCCTTCCGCACCTTCGCCGCCGCACCTCGCGGCACAACCTCACCCAGCAGAAAGGGTCCACAGATGACCACCACGTCCACAGAAACCCCGAACCCGGTACCAGTTGCCGCTCCTCCTGTGGCAATGCCTGCGGTCGCGGTCGCACCCGCCACGCCCGAACCGCCGGTGAACGCGGCAGCGCCCGTCACCACCACCATGACCGCCGACACCGTGCGCGCCGAGGCGGCCGAGGTTGCGCAAGTTTGCGCGCAGGCCGCCCGGCTCGGCGTGACCATCGACGCGGCCGACGCGGTCACCAAGGGGTTGAAGCCCGAAGCCCTGCGCGCCCGCGTGTTGGCCGATCTCGCCGCCCGAAGTGACGCGGCGGGGATCATCGCTACTGCCCCGGCTGCTGCCGCCGCAAAAGACAGCCCGATCATCGCTGCAGCCAGGAAGGCTGCGACCGACGCCAAGCGCTGAACCAGCGCCACTCTCACCTTCCCCAGAACATGGAGACTGACCAATGCCCGTCCTGACGGAACAGCCCAGCATGGGCGATGTCCTCAAATATGAGGTCAACCCGAACTACACTCGCGAGGTGATCACCCTGCTGCAAGGCCTGCCTTATCCGGTCGGCTCAGTGCTGGGGAAGATCACGGCCAGCGGCAAATACACATTGTCTGCCGCAACCGGGGCTGATGGCGCGCAGGTCGCCGTCGCGGTCCTTCTGTATCCGGTGAATGCCACGTTGGCCGACGCCACCGGTATCGTCGTCGCTCGTGGCCCCTCCATCGTGTCGCGCGCAGGCCTTGCCTACGAGGGCACTGTCAACGACGCGGCCAAGATCACCGCCAAGATCGCCCAGTTGGCCGCCGTCGGCATCATCGCCCGCGACGGCGTCTGACGCGCGACGTCGGCATCCATTCCCCTTATTCCCCGGAGCACCCCATGACCCTTGTCCGCAATCCCTTTGACGCTGGCGGTTACTCGCTGGCCGAAATGACGCAGGCCATCAACATCCTGCCCAACCTCTACACCCGCCTTGGCCAGATCGGCCTGTTCCGCTTCGAAGGTGTCACCCAGCGCTCGGTGATCATTGAGCAATACGAGGGCGTGCTGAACCTGCTGCCTTCGGTGCCGCTGGGCGGTCCTGCCACCGTCGGCACCCGCGAGGGGCGCTCGATGCGCAGCTTCGCCCTGCCGTGGATCCCGCATGATGATGTCATCCTGCCGAACGACATTCAGGGCCAGCCCGCGCTGGGCGTCTTCGATGGTGCCGACCCGCTGGTCGAGGTGATGAACCGCAAGCTGCAGCTGATGCGGCGCAAGCATGCCCAGACCCGCGAATACATGGAGATGAACGCGCTCCGCGGCATCGTGAAGGACGGGGCCGGGACGACCCTCTACAACTACTTCACTGAATTCGGCCTGGCGCAGATCTCGGTGGATTTCCTGCTGGGCACGGCAGGCACCCTCGTCCAAAGCAAGGTCCGCGAGGTCTTGCGGGCAATCGAAGACAACCTCCTCGGCGAAAGCATGACCGACGTGCATGCCCTCGTCAGCCGCGAATTCTTCGACAAGCTGATCGCGCATCCTAAGACGGAAGAAGCCTACAAGTTCTACGCCGCCACCGGCGCGCAGCCCCTGCGTCAGGATGTGCGGCGCAACTTCCCCTTCGCGGGCATCGTGTTCGAAGAATACGCGGGCACCGTCACCCTCTCGACCAAGGCAACCGAACGGCTGGTTCCGGCGAACGAGGGCATCGCCTTCCCCTTGGGCACGATGGACACGTTCACGACCTATGGCGGCCCGGCCAACCTGCTGGAGGCAGCGAACACCATGGGCCTGCCGCTCTACGCCCGCCAGCACCTCGACGAAAAGGGCCGCTGGATCGACCTGATGACCGAGGCCTCTATCCTGCCGGTGAACAAGCGGCCGCGCATCGCGATCCGCATTCACACCTCGAACTGACGGGCAATCATCATGAACGTCTTCGCTGCCGCCATGGACCGGATCTATGCCAACCCGTCCATGGCGGCGGCGGCTGTCTGGATTTCCGCGACCACCTCGGAGGAACGCCCCATCCGCGTGATCCGCCGTGCCCCGGACCGCATCACCGAATTTGGCGCCGGGCGGTTTGTCAGCGACACGATGATGGTGGACGTCCGCGTCTCCGACCTGCCCGATCCCCGACCCGGCGATCTGATCGTGATCGGGGCCGATAGTTTCACCATTCAGGGCGAGCCAGTGCGCGACCGCGAGCGCCTGATCTGGTCACTGGACCTGCGGCCATCATGAAGTTGAGGATCGCGTTCGATCCCGACCTTGTAGCTCTGATGCAGGCCGAAATCGCCGCTGGGGAAAAGGCGGTGTCTGCCGCCATGCGCGAAGCTGGCACCTCCCTGAAATCCGCCTGGCGCGGCCAGATCACCGGAGCTGGCCTCGGCACCAGGCTGGGAAACAGCATTCGCCTCGCCAGCTTCCCGAAATCCGGCGACAGCCTGAACGCTGCGGCGCTGGTCTGGTCGAACGCCCCAGTGATCATCGGCGCACATGACACCGGCCCGCTGATCCGGTCCAAGGACGGTTTCTGGCTGGCGATCCCCACCCCAGCTGCCGGGCAAAGCACGAAGGGCGGCCGGATCACCCCCGGCGAATGGGAACGTCGCACGGGGTTGCGCCTGCGGTTCATCTACCGCCGCCGTGGGCCGAGCCTGCTGGTGGCCGAGGGGCGGCTGAATTCGAAAGGCCGGGCTGTGGCGTCCAGGTCGAAAACCGGGCGCGGCATCACGACCGTGCCGATTTTTCTGCTGGTGCCGCAGGTGAAACTCCGAAAGCGGCTGGATCTGGCGCGGGATGCAGAGCGGGCGGTGGACGGCTTACCAGGGTTGATTGTGGCGAAGTGGCTTTCGTGATCCGGACCCAAAATAAGCGCTGAAATCAATCGCTTTTCGTGATTATTGCTTTCCCGTCTGGACGGCTGCAGGTTACCAAGACCGTCCCGTCGGAAGCCACAAACCTCACCATCCGCATAATGTCTGTTTCGACGATGTTGATCGGAGCAACTCCGAGATCTGTCGCTGTGCGACGAATCAACGACAGGCAGTCGTCGAAGCTCATGGCTACGGATTTTGACTCTGGCTTGGTGGAAGGCAGCGAACCACCGTTTGTACCCGCTGCACCATCCGAAACTTCTCTTGTAGAATCGATTGCTTGAAAATTGCTCCGCCCCAGCCAGATGGCGACCGTAGCGAGAACTGCAGCTAGGACGGAACCAACCAGTAGCGCGACCCCCAGTTGTCTCATCGTAGCTCTAACTGGATCCGGCTTTGTCTCTGTTGCTCCTGGTACCAAGCCCATAAACAATACCCAGACCGGAAACGCAGGAAGAAGCCAAAGAAGTCGCGTCGGAGCTCTCATGTCCTTCATGCGACCTCGGGAAGCAATCACGAAAACCCCCAGCGACACTCCTGCGATTAGAACGGCACCAAAAGTGTGCCACCAATCAACCCGCTGCAGCCAAAAGGAAAGTCCGCTTGCGTGAACCCAGAACGCAACGATCATGCCGCCGAAGAACAGTGCCAGAGACAACCACCAAACAGATCTGCGTACTTTCAAATCGAGCAAATCAGCCTCCTAACTTTGCGATATTCCGCCAAGACTATCTGGCGGAGTCAATCAGAAGAAAAAAAACTGCTCGATATAAATGAATTTCCACGCAAACCATGCCAACAACCCGAGAATCCGTCCTCGCCGCGCTGCACGCGCGGCTGCAGCCGCTTGCCGCCCTTACCCTGCGTGACGACGTGCTGCCCGAGCGCATCCCGGCAGCCGGGCTGATCATCCTGCGCGATGGCCAGCCTGGCGAGCCGGATGTGACGCTCTCGCCGCTGCGCTACCATTACCAACACCGCGCCGAGTTGGAGGTCGTCGTCCAGGCGGGCGCTGGCCGGGCCAGCGCCTTCGACACCCTGATCGCCAGCATCGGCACGGCGCTGGAAGCCGACCGCACGCTTGGCGGTCTCTGCGACTGGGTCGAACCCGAAGCCCCAGCCTCGGTCGATATGCCAATCGAAGGCGCGGCGGCGCTGAAGGCGGCGGTGATCACCGTTGTCCTGCACTACACCACGACCGGCCCCTTGGCCTGACCCCATCATAGCAGCCTGACAAAATCAGACCTCGGTCAGTCGATGTTCCTTTCGTGCTCCCGGTCAGGATGGTCCCCAAGCCACCACAGAAGAAAGATTGCGAAAAAGGGCGAGCAGAAGAGGCTGACCATGACCCAGTTGAAGGCACTGCGCCCTCTTGCTTCTGCCATTTCGGCGGGCAACAGGATCAGGAGCCACAGGCTGAAACAAAAGGCGGCCAGCCCGAACATCAGGAAGAAGAAACCTTCGATCATGGCCCAAGACTCCCTTTCGATGGCGGGTCCTTTGACCGCCTGCGCTCAACAGGTGCCGTAGTACCCGCTCGAATACCGGCAATACTCGGTGGCAGCCCCTGAGCGGATCATCTCGGCCGCGATGTCGCGCCCGTCTGGCAGAAAGCACTGCCCGACCAGACGCCCGTACCGGTCAATGTCCAGAACGTTGCATCTGAGGGTCTCACCGGAGATCAGGCTGCTCAGCGTGGCGGTGGCGGTGGAGCCCCCGCTCTGATCCCACTCTGGGGCATCGAGTCCCCAGACACGGATCCGGCGGGACTCGCCACTCAAGGTGAAGGTGTCGCCGTCGACAACCTTGCTGACCCGCGCCTCAAGCGCGCCAGCCTGTTGCGCTTGCGCGCCGGGCTGGCCGATGAGGGTCGCCGCAATCGCGAATGCCACCAACAAAAATGCCACACGGCGCAACGGACGCGTGAAGCGGCGAATGAGAAACCTTCCAATCATCTTGGCAGATGACCCGAGAAACAGCCCCGCCGCAAGGCATCCCCTGACAGTTCAAAGTAGTAAGGAACCTCTTTCATGGCACGTGCGCAAGGCGCGCGGGCGCAGATGGCGCTTGCGTTCGAGACCACATACGGCACCCCGCCTGCGGGTGGCTTCACGAAGATGCCCTTCGCCAGCACTTCGCTCGGATCGGAACAGCCGCTTTTGAACAGCGAACTTCTGGGCTACGGCCGCGATCCCCTGGCCCCGATCAAGGACGCGGTGACGGCGGACGGCGATGTCATGGTGCCGATCGATGCCGAGGCGTTCGGCTTCTGGCTGAAGGCGGGTTTTGGCAATCCGGTCACCACGGGCGCTGGGACATATACGCACGAGTTTCGCTCGGGCAGCTGGGCCTTGCCCTCGATGTCGATCGAGACGGCAATGCCGGAAGTGCCGCGCTTTGCGATGTATTCCGGTTGCATGCTGGATCAGCTCAGCTGGCAGGTGCAGCGCGCAGGGTTACTGACGGCGACCGCCCGGCTCGTGGCGCAGGGTGAGACGATTGCTGGCACCACCCTGGCTGGCACGCCTGCAGACCTGGGGTTGCAGCGCTTCGGCCACTTCAATGGTGCGATCAGCCGCGACGGCATTGCGCTTGGCAATGTGGTGTCAGCCGAGATCACCTATGCCAACAACCTTGACCGTATCGAGACCATCCGCAGCGACGGCAAGATCGACGGGGCGGATCCTGGACTGGCCGCACTGACCGGTCGGATCGAGGTCCGCTTCGCCGACAGCACGCTGGTGAGCCAAGCGATCAATGGCGATCCCAGCGAGATCACCTTCGCCTATGTGCTGCCCTCGGGCGAAAGCTTCACGTTCACCGCCCATGCCGTCTACCTGCCGCGCCCCCGGATCGAGATCTCCGGGCCGCAGGGCGTGCAGGCCAGCTTTGACTGGCAGGCGGCCCGGGCCGAGACGTCCGGCAGAATGTGCACTGCAACCCTCATCAACAGCATTGCGAGTTACTGACCATGATCCGTCTGAACCTGACCGCCGCGCCCCAATGGCTGGACCTCGCCCCCGGCCTTCGCCTGCATGTCGCCCCGCTGACCACTGCCCTGATGGTCTCCGCCCGCGCGGACCTTGCTATCGAGACGCTTCCTGAAGGGGCCTCGCAAGAGGAACTGGCGCTGGCCATGGCCAAGGCCGTCGCCCGCCGCGCGGTGCTGGATTGGGAGGGGGTAGGCGATGACGCGGGCAATGTCGTGCCCGTCACGCCCGAAGGCATCGACGCTCTTCTGGAAATCTGGCCAGTCTTCGAGGCGTTCCAGACGAAATATGTCGCACGCGGCCTGATCCTGGACGCGGAAAAAAACGTCTCCGCGCCCTTGCCGACTGGTCCTTCGGCGGGGGCGATCGCTACTGCGCGGCCTGCACGCCCTGCGAGGGCCGCGGGGGCATCTGCCCCGACTGCCCCGCAAGACTGAACCGCCCGCAAACGCTGGACGGCTGGCAGGTCTGGGATCTGGTCGGTCGTCTTGGCGGCCAGGTGCGGGTGATCCCCGGCGCGGTGCTGGGCTGGGACATGGGTGCGGCCCTAGCCATGGCCCAAGCGCTAGGCATCGACACCCTGATCGTCGCCGAACTGCTGCCAGAGATCGAGGCGGTCATGGTGCGCAAGCTGAACGAACAGATCGGAGAAAACCATGCCTGAGAAGAAGGTCTCCGTCCGCCTCGTCGCGGTCGGCGGACGGCAAGTGCGCGCCGAACTGGAAGGCATCGGAGCGGCTGGCACGCGCGGGTTTGGTCGCCTGTCCTCAGAGATGGAACTGGCCAACGCCCGGCTCGGCAGCTTTGCGCGCAAGGCCGGGATCGCGCTGGCGGCGGTGACTGTTGCGGCCGCAGCGGCTGGCGTGGCGATGGTCCGCTCGGGGCTCAACGTCATCGGCGCACAGGCCGACATGGCCGCTTCGCTCCGGACCACCGTCGAAAGCCTGCAGGTGCTGACATGGGCTGGCGAGTTGGCCGGGGTCTCGATGGGCGAGATCGAACAGGCGACGAAGAAGCTGACCACGCGCCTGTCGGAAGCCGCCGGTGGATCGGGATCGGCCGTGAAGGCGCTGGAACGGCTGAACCTGACTGCGGCGGAACTGCAGGCTTTGCCGCTTGATCAGCGCATCGTCGCCATTCAGGACGCCCTGAACCGGTTTGTGCCGGAAGCCGAACGCGCGGCTGTCGCCTCTGACCTCTTCGGCGACAAGGCGGCGCTGGCCTTCCTGCGGATTGATCCCGCAACCCTGCGCGAGGCGGCGCAGGATGTGCGCGACTTCGGGGTGGCGGTCAGTGCTGCCGATGCCGCCCAGATCGAACGCACCGGCGATGCCATCGCCAAGCTGAGCCTGATCTGGCTCGGGCTGACCAACCGGCTGACCGCCGCCGTTGCCCCGGCGCTGGAAGCCGTGGCGAATGCTCTGGCCGACATGGCGCGCGGCACCGGGCCCATCGGCGGCGCCATCACTGCCGTCTTCGACAACCTCGCGCGGCTCGGCACTTATGCCGCGACCTTTGCCGCCTTCCTGGCCGGACGCTGGGTGGTGGGACTGACCGCTGCCGCCCTGTCGGTGCGGGGTCTGGCGACAGCGCTGGTCATCATGCGCGGGGCGCTGATCCGGACCGGCATTGGCGCGCTGATCGTGGGCGCAGGCGAGTTGGTCTATCAGGTCTCGCAGCTGGTGGCCCGGGTTGGCGGCGTGGGTGAAGCGTTCCGCCTGCTGGCCGATCTGGCATCGGAAGTGTGGTCGCGCATCGGCCTCGCGCTCGACGCCGCCTTTGCCACCATGACCGCTGGCTGGGAGGACCTGAAGGCTGCCGGGCTGTCAGCGCTGGAAGGCACCATCGCGAGCGTGGTCAGCTTTGGCGACCGGACCGCCGCCATCTTCCAGGGGGCTTATGATGCGGCCGTGGCGATCTGGGGCAGTCTGCCCGGTGCCATCGGCGACTTTGCCTTCCAGGCGGCGAACGGTCTGATCTCCGGCGTCGAGGCGATGCTGAACGGCGTCGTCACGCGCATCAACAACTTCATCAACGGCTTGAACGCGGCGTTGGCGCTCCTGCCCGAATGGGCGACAGGCGAAGGTGGGGTGCGGATCGGCACGCTCGATCCAGTTGAGCTGGCGCGGATCGGCAACCCGTTCGAGGGGGCGGCAACGGCTGCAGGCACGGCTGCGGCCGAGGCCTTCTCGAACGCCCTCGCAAGCACCTACCTCACCGCGCCAGATCTCGGCCTCGGTGTCATGGCGGACGACGCCCGGGCCACGGCTGCGGGATACCGCGAGGCGGCAGGCATGCTGGCCGATGCCGCCGGTCGACCGCTTGCCAGTTGGCAGGCGCTGAAGGATGCCGTGAACGGTGCTGGGGACGAGGGCGAAGCTGCGCTGGACCGTGCCACGGATACGGCCGACGCCCTTGGCGAGAGCTTTGACGAGGCTGGCCGCGCGGCGGGTGGTGCCGGGGCTGCGGCGAAGACCGCAGCCGAAGAGGCGGCGGCGGGCTGGGCGCAGGTCACCCAGTCCCTGGCGGACTACGCCAGGGGAGCGATGGATTGGGGCAAGGGGCTGGGCGAGACGCTGGTCTCGGCCTTTACATCGGCCGAGAGCGCCTTCCGGAAGTTTGTCACCACCGGCAAGTTCGACTTCAAGTCGCTGATCTCCTCGATCCTGGCCGATCTCGCGACGCTGGCGTTCAAGAACTCCGTGCTGGGCCCCCTGGCCGACTGGCTCTCAAAAGGGCTGGGCGGGATCTTCGCCCCGGTGAAGCATGCGGGCGGGATGGTCGGTGCGCCCGGTCCCGGCCGGATGGTGCCCGCGCTGGCCTTTGCGGGTGCGCCCCGGATGCATTCCGGCGGCTGGGCGGGGCTTCGTCCTGACGAGGTGCCTGCGATCCTGCAACGGGGCGAACGTGTGCTGTCGCGGCGCGAGGTTGCGGGTGGCATGGGCGGGGGTGGCGCAGGCGGTGTGTCGATCAGCATTGATGCCCGCGGCGCGCAGGCGGGTGTGGCTGAACAGATCGATGCCAGGCTGCGCGCGGCGATCCCGGAGATCGCGCGTCTGGCGAAAGCCAGCGTGGCCGATGGTCGGCGGCGTGGCCATGCGCTGTGAGACAGAAGAGAGGAAGGCTGACCGATGATCCCCGAATTGCCCCTCACGCTGGTGCAATCCCTGGAACGCCGCCTCGTCAGCGCCACGGCTGTCTCGGCCTCACCCTTCACCGGCACCGAGGAGGTGCAGGACTGGGGCGGCGAGTGGTGGGACTTCGCCATCGAGATGGCGCGCACGACCGGGCGCGACGGCCGCCGTCTTTCTGCGTTTCTTGCAGCCCTTGGCGGTCCGCGCGGCCGGTTCCTGTTCCGTGACCCGACGATCCGGCAACCGGGGAGTACGCTGGCGCCCCTTGTCGCGGGTGGGTTCCAGACGGGCAGCACGCTGGTGACGGCAGGTTGGCCACCGTTCACCGTGCCACTGTTGGCCGGGGACTTCTTCTCGCTTGGGACCGATGCCCAGACCCGGCTGCATCAGCTGACGGCGGATGTGGCGACTGACGAGGCGGGACAGGCCACGCTTGCCTTCGTACCGCGGCTCCGGTCGTCGCCCGTCGATGGCACGCCCCTCGAGGTCGCGGCCCCGGCTGTCGTGCTCCGCCTGACCGCCCCGGTGCCAACCCGGATCGGCCGCGCGGACACTTTCCTCTTCACCCTTGCCGCACGGGAGGCGCTATGAGTCGCGATCTGACGCCTGACTTTGCCGCGGCCTTGGCGGACCGCGATCTGCGTCCGGTGATCTTTTTTGAAGGGCAGTTCGTCTCCGGCACCGTGCGGCTTTGGTCGGGCCTCGGCGAAATCGGCTGGGCCGGGCAATCATGGTCGGGCGCGGGCGCGCTTCTGGGGCTGGGATCGATCGAGGAAACCTCCGAGGTGGTGGCGGGCGGCACTTCGGTCTCGCTCTCCGGCATTCCGCTCGATCTGGTGCAGATGGCGATCGCAGAGGCGCGGCAAGGCCTGCCCGGCCGGGTCTGGCTTGGGCTTCTGACCCCGGAGGGCCAGATCATCGCCGATCCGGTACTGGCCTTTGCCGGGCGCCTCGATGTGCCCGAGATCACCGATGATGCGGAGAGCTGCCGGATCACCATCAGCTACGAGAGTCGTCTGATCGATCTCAACACGCCCCGAAGCTGGCGCTACACGCATGAAAGCCAGCAGGCGCTCTTTCCCGGCGATCTCGGCTTTGAATATGTGGCTGCCATCCAGGACCGGGAAATCACCTGGGGGCGGGGATGATGCACGTGGACAGTCTTCGCACGACATCAAGACAAAGCGCGGGCTCCGGTCAGGTTACCATTCCCAGTCGTCGCTCAACCAGTTCCCAGCTGTTCTCAGCGTTCGAGAGGCTAGCCGGTCCATAGGCGCAATGTGTCGACTGCCAGTTTTTTGGCCGCCGGCCGCCATGTTTTAGCAGCGCGCGTGTATGGTTGGTGAAGATCAGATCCTGAAGATCGCCTTGTGTGAAAACGAAAAAGCGATCTGCGGCTCGCTCGCCACCAATACAGACCAGAACAAAAATCAGCTCTCTATCTGTTTGATCCCGGATGATCACATTTCTCCTCGGCGATCTGCCCTCTTCATGGCAAGATCGGTCCTGAGGGATCTTCGGGACGGGGGACGATCATGCTGATCCATCTTCACAAGCAAGCGACGACGACGCCCAAGGTGCGGGCGGCGATCCAGGAGAGCGACGAGGTCGGCACGGTGCTGGCCGAGCGCTTCGGGGTGACGCCGCAGACGATCTACAAATGGCGCAAGCGCGACACCGTCGAGGATCGCAGCCATACACCCCACCGCCTGCAGACGACTCTGACGCCTGCGCAGGAGGCCGTGGCGGTAGCGCTGCGAAAGACGCTGCTGGTCTCGCTCGATGACCTGCTGGCGGTGGTGCGCGAGTTCCTGAACCCGCATGTCTCGCGCTCGGGTCTGGACCGCTGCCTGCGTCGGCATGGGGTCGGCAACTTGCGTGACCTTCAGGCTAGGGCGGGGCGGCCGAAACACAGCGGCTTCAAGGCTTACGAGCCCGGTTATCTCCACATCGACGTGAAGTATCTGCCTCAAATGGCTGATGAAACCTCACGGCGTTATCTGTTCGTCGCCATCGACCGCGCGACCCGCTGGGTCTTCATCCGCATCTTCAAGGCAAAGACGGCGGCCAATGCGCGGCGGTTCCTGAGGGACCTGGAGAGGGCCTGCCCGATCCGGATCCGGACCATTCTGACCGATAACGGGAAGGAGTTCACTGATCGCCTGTTTGGCCTGCGCAGGCGTGCGGCAACCGGCGAGCACGAGTTCGACAAGCTCTGCACCGAACTTGGTATCGAGCATCGCCTGACCCCGCCGAAGTCCCCTCAAACCAATGGCATGGTCGAACGCTTCAACGGTCGGATCGAGGAGGTGCTGCAAGGCCACCACTTCCGGTCCGGGGAGGAGCTGGAAACCACGCTGAACCGCTATGTCTGGCTCTACAACCAGCAGCTCCCACAATCAGCCCTGGGCAGCAAGTCGCCCTTGCAGGCGATGAAAGACTGGCAGAAACTCAAGCCGCAGTTGTTCAGGAAGCAGCCATACTACCTTCCGGGATGTGACAGCTAATGTAAAGCCACGTGTCGATTCCACTGAAAGTTATGCACCGAACCGATCCTGCCCATGTATCATGAATGTAGTTGTATTCGTACTGCCGATATTGACCATTCACCCCATCCCATTTTTGAGGCTCCTTCTCGAACTTCGGTATCAAAACTTTACTCAGATCATCGGCCGCTTCTCTGCAGGACTGCTCGTCTCCGAACGGATGCTCAGCCTCAACCTCCTCAACCTTCTTTCTTCTGCTATCAAATGTAATGGTATAATACTCAAAACCCGGATTTTGTTCGGGTGGGACCACATCAACCCTATAAAACGGGTCTAAACCATAACCGTCCTCCACAACTGTGGTTGGGTCAATATCGTAAACTTCATAGTTCTCGGACAATTGAACGCCAAAAAGCCTACTTGGCTCAGCCTCGACTTGTGCCCCGAAAGAGGCGAGAAGAAGGGACACCACAAACGTTAAGGCGCCTGAACACAGTGAGTAGCCTTTAGTCTTTCTCATT